GGCCCATTGTTCAATGTTTTTGAACATTTGTGAACCAGCTCCGCTCCCTCTTTCTGAGGGGTCAAGCCACCACCACAGCTCTTGAACCACCAACGATGAAGGGTTGAAGTACAAGGGGTAAGCGATTGCTCCACAGATTCCAACAATTTTCTTGTCAACTTCACAAACCCAAACCCCGACTGAATCGTTAGCTAACGATTGAAGGAAAAATTGTTTATAACCTGGTTTGTCGAAGGCGATAACACCATGCATTGGCGAAGCAGCATGAAACTTTGCTGCGGCTTCTGTGTAGCCATCAGCATCACTTTCATTCGCTCGCCTAACGATCATGTGATCTCCCGCCCACTGGCCCGAATGTTGATAGCAGAAGCGGTGCCCGCAATCGTTGAAATAAATCCGCTAGGGGCAAGCACTTGACCAACTAGCTCTGGAAAGGTGTAAACCTCCGAAGCCTGCAAGGTCTTGGACTTGGTGATCAAGTTCTGATTCCCAGCCGTGTCTGCACTTGTGACCAAGTTTACAGAAATTGTCGCCGCCGTGGCGCTGTAATTGGTGGCCGTAAACTTGTCAATGATTGTTGTGACACCGGTTGCGGTGTATTGCGTAGTCTGAGAGTTTTCAGCCGTCTTGGCGGGAATGAGAACTTTTACAGTGACGGTCATTACTGAACCCCTTCAATGTTGTTGGTTACGGTCACAATGATTGACGGAATTGCCGGGTAAAAAGCAGAGGCTGGGAAATTTTTCAATTCCACGGTTGTGTCATCCACTGCAAATTTAAATTCCACATAATCACCGGCGGCCAACTCAAGAAAAAAACAAGCGGCAGAAAAAATTTCCGCGTTGTTGCCTTGAATTCTCATTTGACTAGCACTGTTTGGGACATCTGTTCCATTTACGCTAGGCCATATCCAAAACGCCCCAACACCGCCAGCAGTTTTATCAATCTGAATACTAAATATAAAATTATAAATTGCTTCTTCATCTACATAAATTCTAGATGAAGGCGAGCCCAAATAAACACCATTACTAACATCTGTTGTGTTGTAAGTAATGGCGTAAGCGGTGTTAATTACAGCAGCAGTTTGTGTCGTTGTGTCAAAAAATTGACCATAACGCGATCTTTTAAAATGTCTAGGTGGAGGGTTCATTTGCAACCCTTCCACTTGTTTTTCTAATTCTGCAATTTGCGATTGCAACTCTTGAATTGGTTTTGTTTCTACAAATTCAGAGAGCTTCTGTAAAGCAGAATCATAAGACGCCAATAATGAATTAACGTCTGACCCTTTGTTCCAATCTTCGCTAGACTGCGCAATTGAAAATAAAGACAAAAAAAACAAGTACCAAGCACGATCAATCAGCCCGGTTCTTTGGTCAATGAACGGCACTCTCGGCGGAGTGATCGGGGTGGGAGTTGCAATTGGACTAGGCATTTGTTCCGCTGAGTAACAATTCAGCCCCAACAATAGCGGTTTTGACAGGATCAGTCATAGACAACTCGTAAACACGATCTCTGATTTTTAAAGTCATTCCAAGGCGTCTAAAGAACACTCTTTTATAGTGCTCTCCGATCTTTCCTATGGGTGCCGTGTGATAGTTTGACCAAGTGTGCCCGCCGTCATCCGACCATCGCAACATCACTTCTGGGTCACTTCCTTGGCCTAAATTTAAACCAACCCCAGACTCTAGATCTATCTGAAGTGAATGCTGGGCCGTACGGCGCAGGTTGTTTTGGCCCGTTGGGAGTGCTCTCCAGCTACGAAGCCATTTTTGAATCTGACCATCATCAGCGTAAGTGTTCAAGTCAAAGGCGTGAATTTTCCCGTTTTCGTAATCTCCGACAACAATTTTATTGTTGAACGCCATCTGACAATTGCTTCGATGCCTAGTAAATAAGCCGTTATTCCAGCCGGCTCTTTCGTGCCATGACCCGGTTGCCACATCGTAAACCCAAGTCGTGTTTGCACTTGGGAAGATCAAAACATAAAAGCTGTGCCCGTCTTGCTGATAGGTGTAGGCTAGTGCGTCAGACAGATTTCCATATTGTTGAATTTGCCATTCAATGGCATGAGTCGAAATACGCTGTCCCGTGTATCCATTGGCTCGATAAACAATGCCCTGCCCACGAGCATCAGCACCTAGCCAAAAAACGCCATTATCAATTTTTGCAATCGTATAGGCAGAGATGCACCCAATTTCATTGAATGCGCCTTGGATTCTTTGAAGTGGAAAGTCTGTCGCGCCTGAGTCATACCAGACTTCAACGCTATTGGTTCCAAAAACCCAAACCTCTCGATGGTCGACAATTAAGCCAACAACGCCATCAGGTGATCCTTCGGCGCTAGCAAAATCAAGAGCATCAATAGATGTGCCGTCGAGGAGACTTGTGACCCATATCCTTTGGCTATTTGGCTCGTTAAACACAAAATAACCGTCCAAATACCCAACAGTTCCCGCACCAGGGAAGTCAGGATCTGTGATTTGTAAGAAAACATTAGTAGTGTTGTTGTAAATGTAGCTGGGGCCATTACAGGCTATGAACAATTGAGTCCCATTGTCCGCCATGCTGACAGGCCCAGTGCCGCTTACATTTCCAATGAGTGTCGCGGAATAACTTGTATTGATCTTGTAAAGCTTTGTGCCAGACACTACAAACGCAACAGTCTTGTCAGATGAGAACGCCCACAGCCCACGTATGGGGCCATCCCCGATAGTCGCCAGATTGAGCAGTCCAGGGCATCTTTGAAGATAAGCTGGCTCCTTGCCCCCTTCTGGCACAACCTCTGGGAACAAATTGACCATTCGAGCATCCGCAGCATTGACGCTGCGAGCCACGTAGCTTGAGCCAAGAATTGGCGTTTTCATCAATAGTTCCCGGCGTACACGTTGAACCGCTGACGAGTGGCAACCAGAGAATACGGCAAGCTCATAATGTCATCAGGATTGTTGACGCGCTTGAGGTTCCGTTTGGATGCCATAGCGATACGTTGAACCGTTGGGGATGGCTCAACCCCAAACTCTGGAGCCATTTCAGCCGCCAAGTTGTATTTCAAGGCTCGAAGGTAACCGGGCGGAAGATAGAGATTGGTTGCAAGGTTGGCCGGCTGGGAAATTTCCTGAACCGAAACAAAATGCCACTCTAGCGCCCGAGTTGGGCGCGGATAGATGGTCATGGTGATGTCTGGGAAGGTCATGTTCACCCACATCACTTGTGGGTAAGTAGACGTGACGGTTTTAACCGCAATCCCGTTGTACTGCTGTTGATTGATCAACTTGACCCCAAACGAAACATTCGTTGTCGGGTCTCTAAAGTAGGTTGAATCATCAATCAACACAGGCCGATTGCCAACAAAGTCCCCCGTAGGGCCTAACGTGCGGGTGATGGTGTCGGTGGGCCAAGTAAAAACCTGATCCTGGGTGCTGTAAACCGAAAGACGCTCAATGCTCCACGAATCAATCATTTGATTCAAAGCGGAGAGAGCGTCTTGAGATACTTCAGCAGAAGGCGTTTCGCCCTCTGCAAGCATTCCGATCAGCCTGAGTGCTGAATTGATGAGGTCACCGGCGGTTGCCATGCTTCGTGTTCCTTCCTGGGAGGTCTACCACGGCGTTTGATCTCCAAGGCGTTTGCCGGAGCCGCATCATCTGAGGGTTGCGTTTTTGGATTATATCGCACCCATCCGTTTTGCTCGTCGTATTCGGCCTCTAGTTCCATTGTGGCAATTTTTGTCCCATGCCGGGGGTGTTTTAGATAGATGTTCACTTGATCCCAACTCCCATCAAGTTATTGAACATCATGCGTTTTGTGTGAACTTCGCTAAAGATGCTCAGGCTATCAGCCAAAGTTTTGGATACAAAACCGCAATGATGAGCCATGTAAGGATTGTCCTCAATCATAGACCGCATTCCATACATGAGATCCAAGCCAGTGATAGGGCCTGCTGGAGATACGTACAGAACTTCCTCTGTAGCTTCCGCGTCTTCAAGATCTGGCACGATGATGATTGCCTTGCCGCCAGTCTTTAGCACTCGGTGAAATTCAGCAATGACTTTGTGAACTTCGTGCGGATAGACATGCTCAAGAACATGGCTGCAATACACCATGTCAAACTCGCCAATATCGCCCAAGTCTGTGACACTGGCAACAATATCCGGCTCACACCCTGGGTTGGCGTCAAGGCGGACTTCTTGACAGGATGGAAACCACTCTGGGAGTGGTTCCCGTCCACATCCGGCGTGTAGCACGCGGATCAAGCCGAACCCTTCCACAGGCCCAGAGCTGAAAGCGTGTTCATGATTTCTTGAACAGCCGCCAACTGAGTAGCGCCAAACGATGCCGAAGTGGCAAGGTTAGACGTAGCTTGCACGCTGGAAGCGCGTTGAGTAACAGGCGTTTTGCCGTAGAAGCCAACAGTACCGTCAGACTTGCCGATAACAGCTCCGTCCAGTTGTTGGTCTTCGTAAGCAACGCCAATCGCTTTGGTATTAGGCATTTCTTATCCCTCGTAAAGGTCACCACCGGGCTGACGCCTCAGGAAATTGTGGAAATTTCCTTTGTACTCTTGCTCAGTGGTGTGATGTGATATGTCCAGGTCAGGAATCAATACGATCTCGCCGCCGCATTCCCGCCAGTTGCGGCAGAACGCATAGTCTTCACCGTACCAAGTTCCTTTGTGAGCGCCATGATTGAACAGATCCACATAGGGATGATATTTCTCCCCGTAGATCAATTCAGGGTAGGCGGTCATGAACTTATTGACCGCCTCCTTCGTCACCTTCAAAAACCCCGCTGGGGCTGAATGCGCCAACAGGTTGCCATCGGCTCTGACCAGTGGGGTGCCATCCGTGTTAGATAGCACCGCCCCCATGTATTCCTCTTGGTCCTTCTTAAACCGATAGGTTCCGCAGACAACATCGCCTTTGGTTTCAATCAGTGTCAAAAGGTCTTGAGGCTTCCATGAAACATCATGGTCAATGAACACAATGGCATCTGCCTTTGCATCCAAAGCCTTCCTAAGCATGGTTGACCGAGCGTGTGAAATGTACGGACAACCAATTTCAGAAACCATTCCCTCCTCCCATCCCGCCGATTGAATCAACGGAATAGAAGCAGCAAGGCTATCAAGCGTCGCCTGATAGGGCTTTTTTAACGTCGGGATGCAGAAGATGACTTTCATGCGCTATTAGGCCGTAGCCCAAACACCCAGGCCAATCAGCGTGTTTTGAATTTCTTGCAGAGCAGCCAGTTGGGTTGCGCCGAAAGAAGCCGAGGTGGCCAGGGCTGAGGTGGCGTGAACAGCAGAGCTGTAAGCACGTTGAACCACGGGGGTCTTGCCATAAAAGCCGACTTTGGACGTTGCAGCATTGCCAACAGTCACGCCGCCAGTGCCAGAACCAAGAGCAACAGCTTGACCAGACGCGCCAACATTCAGGGTTTCATTGACGTTGCCATCACCGGCTTGATAGCCATCACCAACTTTAGGAAGTGCCATTTCAAATTCCTTTCAAATATTTAAGGAGGGAGCCGAAGCCCCCTAGGTTCATCAGCCCCAGATACGGCAAGCCATTTGCGGACGAATCACGCTGTAACCATACAGCACGTCAATCCGGCAAGGCATACGGTCGTTGTTGATGTCGTACTGACGAACAACGCGCAGGCTGATGCCGTTATGGACAGCACGAGAAGCCATATCAACGCCTTGGGGCAGCAGCAAGTCAGCCGTGGCAAACGTGATGGCGTCTTTGTGATACACCAAGTTTTGAGCGTACTGGCTAGCAGCAGAACCCAGCATCGTGATGTCTGCATCATTGGCCGGGAATCCCGTCACGGTGGCAAGAGCGTGAGCCGAGGTGTACAGGGCGGGATAGAACTTCAGGGTGCCGCTGGAAGAAGCGGTCAGGTCTTCAGTCACCGTGAATTGCTGCAAAGAGCCAGTGGACTCACGGGTTTGAGGATTGACGGCATACACACCCTCAATGGTGAACACGTCGCCGACCTTCCAGGTCTTGCCGGAGCCGGTGAAAGTGATGTTCAGTTGAGAAGTGCCTTGGGTCGTGGTCGTGCCATCAACTTCAATGGTCGTGCCCCAATCGCCGGTCGTGTGCTGCTTGATCGACTGAGACATATTGATCTCGTCAAAACCAAGAATGCCGGTGCCCATCATGCCATTCTTAAATTGCTTCGAAATGGTGTCGGTGGGATTAAAGAGACCTTTCATACCTTCCACCAAACCGGCGTTAGCGGCAGGGTTGACGGTGGCATAACGGGGGCTCATCACGGCGGCGTTTTCGTTCAGCTTCTGTTGAGCTTGCAACAGAACCAACGAGGTGCCAGGAGTGGTGCCAGGGGTACCAACGCTGTTGCCAATGCTCTTGTAAGCGTTTGCAACGTCAGCATCAATCGAGGCTGCAAGTTGGCTGATACGAGGCTTCAGAACGCGGTCTGCGAAGTCGTCCAACTGCATGGTCAGTTCGGCGGAGGTGAAATTCACGCCGATATGCTTTTGGTTGGAAACAGACAAAGTGGTGAATTGTTCGTTGTCGTCCTGAACTTGCAGGGCGGCACCGTCGGTCACCAAAGCGCGATCAGGCAGTCGGATGCGCAAGGTAGAGCCGATCTTTGCGCCTTCAACAGCGAAAGAGTCGTCATACTGGCGGTTGACGTTACGGGTGAGCACCAAGTTGTTCTCGAGGATCTCGAGAGCCTTCCGGGTGATCATGTCAATGGTTAACAGGCTATTTGCCATGATTGAGTCCTTATAAAAATTAGCGGTTCATTTGTGCTTGCAACTTACGGATCTGTCTAGCGCGTTCAGCTTCAATCCACTCCGATGCGTTCATGGTCTTCGTTGAACGAGGATCAGTCGTATCGTATGCTGGATTTCCACTAGTCCGAGCTGTAACAGGTCTGATAGGTGCAGGCGCAGACGTTGTTTTTTTCTGTGGCGGATCAGAAGCCAATTTTGCTTCAATTTTTCCAAGCTCACGCGCTTGCAAAAGTGGAGACAAACGTGAAATACGGTCAGCCTCTTTTGGATTGCTGCCCAGCCAATAGGCCAAGTCAGGTCCAATGTCAGAAGCCTTGATTGTTTCGGCCATCACTTCCGTGACTGGGAGCTTTGGGTTGTAGGCGACTTGTTCAAAGTCGTCATACTTTCCTCGGGCTTCTTCCTCACGCTCTGCGTAGGCTTCCTCAACCTGAGCACGTTGCTTATGAACTTCTCGCTGGGCCAACAGTTCTTCAGCCTTTTTAAAAGCCAATGCCTCGGCATAAGCTTCAGGTGATTCAAACTGATCGACCGGCGGGAGTTCTTTGGGCATTGATTGCCGAGCTTGCATTTCTGCTTGCTTGGCTTGTTGCTCACGTTCCCACTTACGCTGCTCTCTTGCGAGACGTTTACCGATCATTGCATCGAGTTCAGCCTGAGTAAATCTCTTTTCCTCTGCTGTTTCGCCGCTTTGGTCAGCAACTTCCGGCGCATTCTGTGCGTTTTCCGTGGTGGCCGTCACCTCGGGCGCTTGCGCGGATTCAACCTCCGCTAAGTTTTGCTGGACTTCTTCAGTCATTTTTTGTTTCCGTAGAAACCCCGGTCTACTGGGCCGGTACAGTTGCTAAATTATGCTACAAAACAACAATAAAGCAATAAATTTTATTTAGAAAACGCTTGCACTTCAGAATTGGTTAATTTTTGCGGGTAATACATGAAACGAGAAACACATCCATTTAAATAAGAACCATCCCGATGAGAACCAAGTCTTACGGCATTTAAGCCAGATGGCAATAATCCACTATTATCTGTTTGAATGTCTCCGCCTTCAAAACTTAATGAAAAATTGTTTTCGGCATACGCAAGGCAAACAGAGTATTGGGATCCAACTAAGAGAGTTGGTGAACCGACTTGCAAAAGTGCTTGAGCTGCTCCCCCGGAGTTTACATCTGCTCGAACTCCTTTGTTTAGCCCTGATGCGCTTCCCTGCCGAACTGTTAGTGAATTTACATATTGTCCTGTTGATGTATTATCAAACCAAAACACGCGAGAAGCGCCATAAACAATTTGATTTACAATCCATTCAGCTACAACAGTTCCGGCATTAGAATTAAACCAATCGCTAAAACTTGCACCTGTTATATTTGCAACATCCGCGCTTCTTAAAACACTAGATGCGCCTGTGGGGATAAAGCTTGTTACAAAATCCCCAGCTTCTAGTTGTGCATAGCTAACATTACCGCTTACTGTAAAAGTGCTGCTTCCTGCTGTAGGCGTGAATAAATATTCTTTTCGATTAGGAAAATTTCCACTTCCTATGACTGTTGCGGAATGACCGCCAGAAATTTGAACTGATCCTGTCCCATAAAAAGATAAAACATATGGAATATCGGAAAGGGTAACGCTTTGTGTTGTTAAATTTGACCCATCAACCAAACTGTTAATAAACAGGTTTGTTCTAGATTCTTCTATTAACAAACCTTTGCATTTTAAGGTAATTGGATCAAAATCAAACCTGGGCAAATTTTCATTAACAACTTGAATAACTCCACTTGAGTTAATTGTTGTTGCTGTGTTGCCCGATCTTGATATTGCAACCCTAGCATCAAGAGAAGCTGTTGTAAAGTCTAAAGCAAGTTTTGGAAGCGATCTTTCAGCCGCAGTTATGGGATAAGATGCATAGATCATTATTAAATCCCATCAAGTATTATTTACCGTATACGTCGCATTGAGCCTGAAATTGTCGCTAGCTGCCCAAGTAATTGGAACAGTGGCATCCCACTGAGATGATGCAGCATCACTCTTTATTCTGATCCCGTTGCCAAATGCAGGGCCCCCTCCAATTACTGACCCGTATATGTACCCTGTTCCAGAATCTTCACCTTGGACAAAACCGCCAAAAAAGTTTTTTTGCGGAGATTTTAAAGTAAAGTACCAAGTGCCAGTTCCATAGGTTGTTGTAGAGCCCATTGTCACATCAATAACTGTATTTATCTGTGTGCCCATGCGGGTATAAAATCCAGAAATTGAACCGTTACCAATGACTGGATCGGTCGTAATTGCTCTCCATACCGGAGTGTAGGCAATTGGCGGGAAAAACACGCTATTCCCTATGTCGTCAACATTCCCAGTGAGATTGTCTACAATCGTAACCCCAGCATTGCCAAGGTTGATAATATCAATGTGCGATTCGCGCATTTTATTAACAGTGATTGTTTTTCCTGCCGCCATTGCCACATTAGGGCCAAATCCAATCCCAGATATAGTAGTGACTCCATCACCGATAGTGACGTTTCCAGATATTGAGCAATTCGTGACTACATTAAAACTTGATTTCGCAGTGTAATCACCAACAATCCGCGTATTTGCAACATACGCCTGCCCATCAGTGGCATCTAGCCCGCCAATCTGGCAATTTGTTATCCCTACAGTAAAAGCCTTACGCAATAAAACAGCAGATGTTGACGTAGTTATATTGACAATTTCATAATAATTTTTCCCGGTAATACCGTCGCCAAGAACAATCCCGTAACCCGCCGCATCATTAGATGCCCATGCATCATTACAGTTTGAAATTCTTGCGCCAGCGCCAGTGCATGTGAATGCATTTCCATTTTGCGTTCTAAAAACGCAATTTTCAACAACTATATTGTCACCACTAAATTCAGCGCAGTTTCCAGTAAATGCAACTATTCCATCAAAATACAAATCTTTAAGGCTAACGCCACGGCCTGTCGATGAAAACAACACGCCATTTGCATTTTTTTTGATAATTGAATTCTGTCCCAAAAACCTTTGGCTGTCAGTTGACTGAGTCAACCCACTAGCCAAATAAGTCCCATCCGGGAAGAATAATGATTTTCCACTATTGATTGCAGTCTGAATTGCAACCGTGTCATTTGTTAAGCCATCGCCGACGGCTCCAAAATCTTTTACACTTACAATTTCTCTTAGTTTTGCTTGAGCCGTAGTTGACACTGCTCCGGTTCCAGATGGATCAAATTGAACATTTAATGCATTTGTTGCAATGCCAGTTCCATTGATTCCAGTAATGTTGTCCCACGTAACCAAAGTCACGTTTGAACTAGTCATTAGTACAAATTTATAATTGCTGCCAGCAGTCAGCCAAATCTCCCCTGTTGATACACGTCCAGAAGAATCCAAGATAATAGGATTTGTATGGGCAACATTTCCGGCAACAGTTGTGTAAGTTGCTTGTGGCGTAGTTGTGCCAGCCTGATAAGACCAAAGTTTCCCGCCGGACAGGATAGTACCATTGTTATCAAAAAACTGTTGGCCAGCTCCAGCCAATGCGGATAAGTTTACCGTCATGTTAAACCCCTAAATTGCCTGCTGCCAAAAATGTATTTGCCACTGGACAAATCAAAGAAACAACCGCATATTGCCCCATTGTGCTAAACAAACTGGAATATGAGACCAGAGTTTGACTATTAGGAGAAATGGTCACTTTGCCGGATCCTCCTTGGATAATGGTGCAATTAAATCCAACTCCAAGCCCGGATGCGCAATTAATTGTTACTGCACTACTTGATGTGCAATAAATAATTTTTCCATTGTCACTGGCGGAAAGTGTACGAGAAGTGGTTCCTTCAGTAACAACAACGCCAGTCAAAATTTGTTGAACTGTGACTTTTTTTGTAGAGCTTGATTGAACTGCCGGAAGTTCTTCCGTTAAAGCTAACGGAGTCGTCACTGCTGTAAGTGCGGAGATTTTTGAGTCAGCCATGACTTATCCTCAAATCAAAATGAAATCGCCATTTTCTTGAACAAGAAAATCACCATTCTCGCAGAGAAGGTTATTTTGAGCCTGTTCTTTCCCACGGCCGCCAAATAACGACATAACTCCGCCAATCCCAATAGAGATTGCATTACGGACAGAAAAAAAACTCATCTTGTGTTCATCGGCTTGGCGTAAACCGTGCCGCCAGTCGAAATTTGAATGGCACTTACTCGCCAGATTCCCGAGGTGTTGGTTGGCACCTTAAACGGGATTGGGGTAAAGGCAGGAATCGGGGTGCTGGCGGTCGTGGCGACAGCGCCTTCACCTACCTCAATGTAACAGGGTTGGTCAGACCAAACCATTACACCCTCGGGACCGGCGTTCCAGCCAGTTGTAGAGCCAGCAGTTCCCGTATACGAGGCAGTTTGAGCCGGGAAAACGGCTTTGGACAAGGGATTCAAGAGTTCCATATTGGCTCCTTATGCCAGAAATTTTAGCTTGTAGAGCGTGGACAGGTAAAGCCCAACAATCTCGTCAATGATGTTTTGCAAAGCAGTGCAATCTTTGTCAACCACCTTGTAACGAATTTGCTCAATTTCGTCTACCTGATCCTGCAAGAACTCCACAACATTGCTAGTTTTCTTGGCAGACATCAAGGAAATTGGGCCAATCAGGCCGTACTTGCCTTGATACGTCTCGGCAAATTTATCAGCCAAATCAACAATTTCATCGTAAAAAGTGCCTAAAGCACTGTGTTTGGCAAAGCTGCGAGTGTTCAGATGAACGGAATGCGTGACATCCCGCGCTAGGAACAACATTCCGACAAAATCATTGCATGACATTTGGTTCACCTTGCTCTTGTGGCGCAACAGGCATTGATTGACGCATCTCCGGCGCACCGGTCACCAAGTCACCAGTATCCACCGCCGCAGCAATCGTGCCCATCACAATGTCTTGGATCTGCTCAGGAGACATTGAAGCCTGCACCGCACTAATCCGCTTCGTTTCAGCATCATACGCCCTAACTTGAGCCTCAAACTCCTTGATAGCAATATCTCTGGCTTCCATAGACTGCTGAACATTACGAAGCATCTGATGCATCTGCTCCATCTCCTGCCCCATTGCCTGCATCTGCTGTTCAGCAGCTTGCAGCTCAGGCGACTTGTCATCATCCTGAAGGATCTTCGGATCAATCGTCTTCGCAAACCGCTTGGCCATCTCAGCAGCCCCAGGCCAGTCCATGTTCTTGACGAACAAATCACCCGCCACAGCCCACAATTGAGGATTGCCCTGCAACAACTGAGACATGGCATCCAGAGCCTCTTGGCGCTTGGTCATGTAGCTCGGGCCAGTCGTCACGCACACATCATATTTGCCCACGCTCGGGTTATAAATCTTCTCAATTACCACCCCAGCCTGATCCACAATCTTACGCACTGGCTCTTGCTGCGTCGGATCAATTTTGACCATCTTGGTCTCGCCATCAATCCCAATAATTCGAGCAATTCGCTGGGTGTCGTAAATCTTCGGCGCCAAGTCAACAATCTGGCGAGTTATGTAGCGCACAGCACGGGCAAGATTGTCAACGAAGTGGAATGTTCCCGTGTCTCCTTGCTTCTCTCGGGCCAAAATGGCACGCCCTGAACGCTCGTTCGACGTCGCGCCCAGGCTTGCGTCATACTGACCCGTCGTGCTCTTGATGTCGTCCGCAGCGCCCATTTTGGCTTGAATAAGCCCTGTCTGGGCCATTGGAGGCAAGGCACGCTGCGGAAGTGGCAGAACCGCGCCCTGTCCATCTGTCGCATCCGGGTTGACTTCCAAGTACGGCCAGTTTTGCGTGTTGGCCGTCTTCCACTGCTGTTCATACCCCTCAAACTGCCCACCATACCCAATAAACGGGGCTTTTGGCGCGAGGGCCAACATTTCAGCCTCTTGGCTAACCCAGTAGTTATACATCCGCTGAGCATCCTTCGCATTGCGAACCAGCCCAGACACATACAACCGACCATCCACCTCAAACTCGTTACCAACCACCCGAACCACCGGGATGTACTTACCCGCCCAATCACGCTCCTCAAGAATCTCATATCCATTGATCTTGCACCACTTGACCCGCTGCACGTCCACCCGACGAGTGCGAACAGGCTTCATGCCCATCGCCTTCATCTGCTTGTCTTCAGGATCACCCTCAAACACCGACATATTGCCAGGGTACAGATTCAGCGTCTTCGCCTCATGCTCAATGTAGAAATACTCAGCAATCCGAACCGTGTCCTCGTTAATCCACTGCGACAACGACTGATCCCCAATCCCCAACGTCTGCAACGTCGAAATGGGCTGCGCATCCGGGAACATGCGCTCGTAATCTTCTTTCAGGATGTCCTCAGTGATAAAACACCACTGCGCATCCGAACCGCAAGGGTCTTGAATCGTCGGATCCATGTACACCGAGAACGAATTACGCACCCGACCAATCTTGATGTCCTGGTCAAATGAGTTCTCGTCACAGTACTCCGTCAGCAAACGAATGTAACCCTCACCATACGTCACCTGATTCTCACAAGCCGTGTCGTAAGCAACATCCGCGTCCGAAATGTACTCAATGTGACGCACTAGCCCGTCAAAAATCTCAGCAACCTCAGGGTCCGCCAAATCATCCACCGGAATGACCTTCCCAGCCGGACGATTCTGCCTCTGGTCATTCGTCACCTGCCTCACATGCTGCGGCAACTTGTTCATCGTCAAACACGGCCGAGCATTGATCGTCTGACCCTGCACCGCCCCACGGGTAGCCAACACATCCGCAGGCCATTGCCAATGATTGTCAGGCGAACCCGCATAGAACTTCAGGTCATCAATCTCATCCTCACGACTCTCCGAGTAAGCAGAGATAGCCATCTGCAACCGCGAACGAGCCGTCGAAAGGAGCTTCTCCTCCCGCTTGTCTGATTTCATTTCTTGCCCTTCTTCGAGGCCACTTCACGCTTGACCGAATACGCAATCGCAACCGCCTGTTTTACAGGCTTGCCCGCATTCACCTCAGCCTTCACATTCTTCCGGAACGCCTCTTTCGACGTTGATTTTACGAGCGGCATTTCTTACACCCCCCCTTGCTAGGTTTGTTGGCCGTCTTGGCCGATTCCCTAAAAGCCTTCTCCGTCGGCGCACCAGCCGCCCCAGGCTTTCTCATCTTCTCACCCGAACCAGCCTTGATTCTCTCACGCTTGGCATGAATGTTCGCATATAACCCAGGTTTTGTAGCCATGTCAACACTTCCACCTTTTAAGTGAAGCCTTGGCCCGCTCAGCAGGCCCCTTAGCATTCTTTACAACCCCAGCCATACGAGCGCAAAAACTCGCCTTCCTACCCTTATCCGCCTCAGTCTTAGGACTCGGCGCAGGTGCCTTTAAATTCGAACCCGTCTCCCGGTTGTACTTCTCCCGCCCTTTGGCCGTCAAGCCCGCACCCTTAGAAACCGGCAATTTCTCACCACGCCCCACACTCAACGAAACACCCTTTTTCGTAGCCATCACGCCCCCATCCAAGAAGTTACCCCACC